TTCTGAATCTGTTCCTGTCACAGTGATCGTGACATTTTTTATATTTGACGATGCGCCTGACATTGCTAGTAACTCAATCGTATTTGGATTGACAGGCACATTATCTAAATCAAAGTTTGTAATCGTTGTTGGCGTAGATTCATTCGTATTTGAACCACGTGGTATATAAGTCATCGAACACTGTGGAAAAGTATCTTGCGTATACTCGCCCGATACTGTCGCCGATGAAGTTCCACTACCAGCACTCACTCTTTGTTGCTGTGTTACTGGATCAGTTTCATTATACGACACCGAAGTTGTAAGACTTACCATTGTCGCTGTTCCTGTCTGCACTGGTGGATCAGATGTATCATATATTGGTGTGTCCGTTGTTGCAGAAAACACAATATTAAAATTAGTATCAATCGTCTGTACTAAATCACCACTTTGCTTTGTAATTGTAACTGCCATTAGTTAAGATTAATCGATGGTGCGTTCATTGTAATGCTGGCGCTACTACTGATATTCATCGCGCCCTGTGAACTCATGTCAAGTGTGCCAGATGCAGAAACATTCACATTGCCTTGCACAGTAATTGTACAGTTTTGTCCTACAGTGATTGTACAATTATCAGCGATTGCAACTACGCAATTTGCACCAACAGAAACGTTTTGATTGTTCGCAATTGTAATTACTTGATTATTACCAATCGATGTTGTTTGATTGTTACTTATCGTTGTAGTTTGATTATTGCCTACGTTTAAATACTGATTATTTGCAACATCGGTTCGATCTTCAAATTCACCTAATTGTACTCTTGACCCTTTGCCATAGCCAACCCATCGCTGTGAGTTGTTGGCGCTTGTCATTACACTATTGTTTGCAACATCGGTAATGTAATTAAATTCATCTTCTTTGAGTAAATCGCGCTCGCCTTTTTGTCCGTAACCAACAGCAAGATTAAAGTTATTTCCTGTTGTCTGTTCTACGTTGTTGGCGACATCGATTAGATAGTTAAACTTATCGACTATATCGCCTTTGTCTCTCAGGCGTCTCTCACCGTCTGGTATGAAGCCTATCTGTAACTGATAGTTGTTACCTGTTGTTTGTGTTGTATTGTTCGATACATCGATGTATGCATTAAATTCAGATAAATTGCCAGCTTCATAGTCTGTCTGTAGATTGTCGTTGACACGATTGCCTGGAGGAGTAGCATGACCCACTGTCCAGTACATCGTCTTGCCAATCTTGACCATCTGTGTATTCGCAATTTCTTTATTGTGGTCACGTAGAAAATGCTCATTCTTATCTTTGCCAACGACTTCAAACGAACTGTCGATTGTCTTGTGACTTCTACGGCCTTTCCATGCAGGCTCTACAACACCGCCCGCTGTGTGATACTGATATTCTTCTGAGCCTTCTGGATAAACGTAATTCTCGTTTCCTCGATCAGCATCAGCGAGTGCTGGATTTAGAGGACCATTTGATATCTCTTCGTAACAGCCCGACTGGTGCCAAATGTGAATTCTTTCATGACCAATCGTATCGTCTAACTCAATCGCATGACCTGACTTTGTTGTGTATGTCAGATTGTATGGATACTCTGTTGCATATGCCGATGGCATTTCATCAACTGGTGCTTCTTTCGGTGGTTTGCCCCACAGTGTGTTGACTGTATACGGGTCTTTCGGTAATGTCTGTCCTGGTCCAGAGAGTTGTGCTTCTTCGTCTTTGTATTCACCACGAGCAAGTGCAGATAGATCACTATAGAAATATTGCGGTCCTTGCGGTGGTTCAATTTGAAGCATCTCGCCTGTCGCAGTATCAGTCGGCGGTTCTGGATATCGTGATTCTTTATGATACGTGCCAAAAATGACTGGAATATTTTCTTCGAGGCCATCTAAGTAATAGCCGAACACATAAGTTGATACTGCAATTCCTGTAGGCGAGAGACCAACTGCTTCGATCCACTCAGGTACAGGATAGCCTTCCATCTCTACGACTTTTTTCCAACTTAAACTTGCAGACTGAACAGCAGAGATTGGCCATGCCCATAGCAGATCATCGTCTGTGATGCCATATGATTTTACTTTTTTGCCTAATTCGCCTGTCTGCTCATGTATGACTCTTATTTTTACACGTCCAAGTTTTTTAGGATCTTTAATGTCGATCACTCGTGCTACGAACCATTTAAATGAATCACCAATTCTATAATATGACATCGTTTTATCCTAATGATTTCTTCAAGTTTGTCTTAACGACTTCTAGTGTTTGAAAGTGATTGAAACGACCTGTCTCGCCGTCTTTCTGAAGAAGATTGTTTACTGTCGTGACAAGATACTTACCAGAATAAATTTGTTGCTCTGGAGGATCGATTGTCAATCCCGAAAATTCAGGCATCTTCAATTCTATCACATCACCGACTAAAAGTGTAGTATCTCCATAAACATTAACGTCAAGAATATAAGAAGCCATCTTTAATTTATGTGCGCGTTTATTATGAATAGTTTCGTTGTGTTTCATATCAGGACGAGTACTGTCTTTTATCGTCATCAAACTTACGGCTGGCATTGCTTCAACAGCCGCGTTGTATGCTCCACTATGAAGATCGGGTGTATTATCTAGCTTTTTAAATTTAGCGTGATCACCAGAGTTTATGTATTCTTCTTTCTTCCAATAATCACCATGAATAAAATCGAATTCTCTGACTTGTGTTCGATGCGCGCCTTTCTTTACTCTTTCTACACTATCTCCTTGATCTCTGACTTTATATGAAAGAATGTTTCGAACGTTTACTGGCTTCTCGTAGTCTTCTGACCGATTGCTTGTATCATATGTGTATTTAAAACCAGCCGCTCTGCCTTGCCGTGTTTCTATCAAATGCTCAAACGTCACGAATCTATATTGTTCATTATCTTCATAAAAAATATAATTGTGGCCTTCGTATTTCGAAGATACTGCTCTCTCAGCGAGTAAGTCCATAACTTGAAATGGTCTAACGTCATTCACAACATAGTCGAAAAATCCTTTTGTTGGTTCAATCTCTAATCCTTTAGAAATACCGAGATCAACTTTTAAACACTCATCGACAGCATCTTTATATTCTTTGTCTTTATATCTCTTTGACATAAGAGTGTGGGAATTTTTCAAATAATCTTCAGACACACACGACAAAATATAATCTCTTTTATTTGATTCCGCATCAGTTCGCATTTTATTAATACTATGCACGAAAAATTTATAAGTGATTGACTTCCGTGTTGGCGTTTGTATTGTAAGTGTAATTCTTTCTTCACCGCCAGCTGGCAGATAGTTCAATAATTCAATACCGTCACCGACATAAAAATCTGCAATCATGCAGTTATTCCAGCAAGACTCAGTAATTGAGAATGATTTAACTAAGTGAAAAATATTCTGTGGATTTCCACCTGTGTATGTTGTGATAGTAATTTTATCACCAATGACTTCACAATATGCTACATCTTTATCTGACATGTTATCTCATCACTTCCGTTAAGTCATTCATAATTTGATTGACATATGATTTCTCTATCAAGTATATATTTCTCTTGGCTTCGTTCTGTTCGAACTCTAAGTCATATGCTGTTACAGGCTCATAATAAATAGCCTCTACACGCGGAATAACGTTATACAAAACAGGACCCTGATTTGGTACAGTTTGTATTGATAATGAATTCAGTGTTGCGATATCAGCGCCTGGAGAAAATGCGGTAACTGTTGCTGTCACTCCGCTGTCTTTCCCTTCGATTGTAAAATCTGTATTCGCGCAGAAAGAACCGAAGATGTGTTTGATAATCATATTGCTTGAATTTGATGTACTGATTGTTGCTCTCACAGCAGAATTACTTGTACTCTGAACAACTTCACCATCGGTAAATGTTCCAGACGCATCTGTAATGTCATATGTTTCGATTCGATTAGTTGAGATTGTATAGTCAATATCGTTTCTCTCATAACCAACAACACCAGTATAACTCACACGTGGCTTCCAGTATTTTCGTCTATTGCCTATTTCATCTGGATTTGTGCCATCATTGTTATATGTTGTGCTGAGTGCTTCGTATCCACTTGTCGGCAGAATGCTATCGTCTTTTCTCCAGTTGTTTCGATAATGAACAATGGTTCTTAATGCTCTTTCTTTTGATCCATATTTCTTTTTAATCAGTGCTTCAAAATCTTCATCAGTTGTTGTACCAACATCGTGATAAGGATCATTGACATCATTCGCAAGATAGATTAGCCAATCTAGCTCTGAGAAATTATAATAGTTATATGCTAGAGTTGGTAAATCATCACCATCTTCCAATTTCCATTCATAGAAAGTTCTGTATAGTTGTTTGACTTCATCTGTTAATTTAATTCTTTTCATCAAATTAACAGCGGTCTCGTTATTATATGATACGAGAGGAAACTTTTTAAAGAAATCTATATGTCTTGTAGTCATTACACATCATCCTGAGTGAAGATTTCTGTTTCTTTAAATGTAATCGAGAGATTGACGGAAACTGGTGCACCATCTTCATGATATGCTTGCGCGTCTGGTGCATAATCTATCCCAAGATCACCAATCATACATTTTTTGAATTTCATGCCTATTTCATTTTGCCCGCCAATTAGAGGCTCGACAAAATCAGGATATCTTAAAATTGCGCCATCAGCCTTGGGCAGTGTTGCTTTTTTTAATTCATTAATCACACTTTTTAGTACAGTCGCGTCAGTTTTGCTGAGAGGAACCAAGTGCCAATTCCAAGTAAATGTTCTGAGATTGACGCCTTTGAAGAACACAGTAGAGTGTGGATTTGGAATAGCGCCAGCAAGTTGATCCGCGAGTCCAGCAACTCCTTCTCCTCCGAGAGCAGAAGCGCCGCTTGTTGCAAATTGCTGAAGTTTCATTTTTACACTATCGCCCATTTTACTTTGTACATCTGGATCCTGTGCAGTTTGCATGAAGGTTTTTGCAAGCTGATCAAACTGTTCTGGTTCGGCGCCAGCAGCTATCGAATCTTGAACCACTCCCATCAGTTGTTGCATTACGCCGCCTTTTCCTGACAATGATTGTACAGCAGTTCCAACGATAACACCATAATCTTTTGCATCATAGTTTACAGAAAACATTTCCATTAGTTGTTTTGGTAAAGGCAAAAATATTTTTGTAGCATTTGTTATATTGCCTGGCGCAAAAGCATTATCTCTATTATATTTGTAAAAATACAACTCGATCCAAGATTTTGCTTGACTTGTAACATCACTAGGAAATGCAAGACCAGCATAATTAAAATCTTTTATTCCCAAAAGTTTTTGTTTAGCATTCTCAATTTCTTTCACAGGATTATTTTTACCTGCTTTTGGCAATCTGTTTACCAACTTACCGAGATCAGTTGGTGTCGCTGAAGATACTTGATCAATTGGCAATTTGTTTGTAACAGCAGACGATACTTTATTGGTAATCAACCCTTTGATCGTATCAGTCGATAATCCTGCCGCAGACAATGCGGATGAAAGCGCACTAGATACATTAATAACTGAAGCTGTTGTATTATCAACACCAGCAAGTGGATTTGTCAGATTACCAGTAATATTTCCTGCCGCGCCTGAAATTCCAGTAACACCAGACAATGCATCTAATTGTGATTTCTGCGAGATTGACAGGCTTGTTTTGAGTTGTCCTACTTGTGGTGATAAATCACTGAACGTGTTGATAGTATTGAGTGCTGTTGTAGCTTGACTCGCAACTGTATTAACATTAACTGTGTTTTTGACATAATTGTTGACCGAGTTTGATACTGCACCCGTAACTTTCTTTGTCAGATCGATAGCCATTTGATTTTCCTGTTATAAATAATTCTATGGTACAGACTTATAAAGGCGTTTTTAAACCTAATAATCCTAGCAAATACCGTGGCGATTTTACTAATATTATTTATCGCTCGCGGTGGGAACTATTGTTTATGTCTTATTTAGACAAACATCCAGATGTTTTACAATGGTCTAGTGAAGAAATTATTATTCCTTATCGATCACCGATCGATGGACAGTTGCATCGATACTTTCCTGATTTCTGGATAAAAAAGCGCACCCGTAGTGGCAAAATAAATGTCACTGTCGTAGAGATTAAACCCTACGCGCAAACAAAGGAGCCTAAAGTACAGAAAAGACTCTCTAAGTCCTATTTATACGAGGTTAAAACATGGGGTATAAATAGTGCGAAGTGGAAAGCCGCGCGTGAGTTTTGTAAAGATAGAGGCTGGGAGTTTATGATTATGACAGAAAAGGAACTGGGAGTCTAATGGCAACATACATTTTTCAGAGGATTGCAAAGGAAGGTAGTGCCGCTGGTATTACTCCTGGCACAGAAGAAGCGCGTGACTGGTTTCGTGATCGCGCCCAACAAGTTCGCTCAGTCAATCCAAACAGAGAACTGAGGAATACTTCACGACTCTATAATAAACTAGTAACGACTGACATTGGTCGAATGTACATGTTCAGTTATGATCCAAAACATAAAGAGACATTACCATACTACGATAGATTTCCTCTCATATTTGTGTTAGATAAATACAAAGACGGCTTTCTTGGAATGAATATGCACTATCTTCCTCTCATGTACAGAGCCAGATTGATGGATAAATTGTACGACATTGAGCGAGATGACAGACTGCGAGATAGTAAAAAACTAAGATTGACTTATTCATTCTTAAACAGCGCGGCAAAATATAATTACTTTAGACCTACTGTAAAACGATATCTGTCTAATCATTTAAGATCACGATTGCTATACATTCCATATGAAGATTGGGACACTGCTCTGTTCTTGCCGACTGAACGATTCAGAAAGGGCAAGAAATCAAAAGTCTGGAATGAATCAAAACAAATCATAAGAAACGGATAAAAAAAATGCCATTCAGCGTAGAAAAGTTCAAGCAAGAAGGTACTGCAAAAGGCTCAATTAAGCCGAATAGTTTTGAATGTGCTATTTTTGGCGGCACCTTCTCAGGACCTATGCATTCATTCAGAGCAGAAGCACTATCACTTCCTGGCGCGGCATTTGCGAATATCGACAACTATAAACCATATTCAACTGGTGCAGTATATACAATTCCCTATTCATATAATCCTCAAGAAATTACAATTTCATTTACACTCGATGAAGATGGCGTGATTATAAAGAACGTTAATGATTGGGTGAATAAAATTGTCGATATTAAAGGCGATAGACTTTACTATCCTGGATACTATAATGATTACGCAACAGGAACAATCATGATTTTCGTCTATAAACCAGATGGCGACTTATCAAAAACATACACATTGAATGAATGTTATCCAATCGCTGTCGATCAGATGCAGATGGCATGGAGTAACACAGACGATATCGCGAGATTGAATGTAACATTTAAATATCTGAACTACAAAATTAAGTAATAATGGAGAAACATTATGGCACTTCCTAAAATTAATATTCCCACGTTTGAATTGACTCAGCCCTCAACAGGTATGAAAATTCAGTATCGACCTTTTCTAGTGAAAGAAGAAAAAATTCTTCTCACTGCTAGAGAGTCGGACGATGCGATTGACCACATCCGAGCAGTAAGTCAAATCA